TAGAGAGTTTGACAAGCGGGTTCGTATTGCCGAGTTGATGCTCAAGGAAGCAGACATTAAAAACAAGTCTAAAATTGTTGAATTACAGATGAATAATGCTAAAAGCACTGTAGTAGACATGGAAAACGAGTTTTTACAAAACTTAAATCAGGAGTTGGCAAATGGCAATAGATAAAATCTTCAATGATGGAAATGTAGATGGCATTGCAGATAATATCTTTAATGCGGTAAACAACTCTGTGTCAGAAGTTAAGCAAATGCAGCAGCGTAAGGCGGCTGAGAACGCTCAAATGGTTGTCCAATCTCTGAAGAAGATTGACACAGACATTCGTGATAAGTTTGATAATGTAGCTAATGTTCTTGAGAAACGAATCATCACTATCAAAGATGGTCGTGACGGGATTAATGGTAAAGATGGGCGTGATGGTAAAGATGGTAAGGCTGGTAAAGATGGTTTGAGGGGTGAGAGAGGCCCAGCGGGAGTTAACGGACTCAATGGAGTTGATGGTCTTGATGGCGTGTCAGTATCCAACGCCAACATCGACTTTGATGGTTCTTTGATTATTGCTTTGTCTAATGGTAGAGAGATTAACGTAGGTGAAGTTGTTTCAACAGACCTACAAGAACGCATCAAAGTTATTACCAGTGGTGGTGCAGGTGGTGGTGGCGGTAGTGGAACAGTTACAAGTGTTGCAACTGGCACAGGTTTATCAGGTGGCCCAATTACCACAACGGGAACTATTGCTTTGGCAAACACTGCTGTAACCGCAGGAAGCTATACCACAGCAAACATTACTGTTGATGCTCAAGGTCGAATTACAGCCGCTGCAAATGGCAGTGGTGGCAGTGGGACAGTGACCAGTGTTGCGGCAACAGTTCCAACATTCTTATCTGTTTCAGGTTCACCAATTACAACCAGCGGCACATTGGCAATTACCTTATCAGGTACTGCATTGCCTGTTCTTAATGGTGGTACAGGCGTTACAACTTCTACAGGTAGTGGAAATAATGTATTGTCAACAAGTCCAACATTTGTCACCCCTATATTGGGTACTCCAACAAGTGCAACATTAACTAATGCAACGGGTCTTCCAATTTCTACTGGTGTGTCGGGGCTTGGCACAGGTGTAGCAACTGCTTTAGCTGTAAACGTGGGTACTGCTGGCGCTCCTGTTGTAAATGGTGGCGCATTGGGTACACCCTCTGGTGGTACAGCAACTAACTTAACTGGTTTACCTTTATCCACTGGTGTGACAGGAACTCTGCCTATTGCTAATGGCGGTACAGGAACTACATCAACTACTTTTGTTAATGCGGCAACCAATGTTACTGGCACGTTGCCTATTGCTAATGGTGGTACAGGTCAAACCACTTTGGCGGCGGCTAATATTGCTGTTGTCAATGTTGCCAACACATTTACAGGCACACAGACATTTAACGGCACTTCATCAACACTTGCAATGGTCTTGAATGATGTGGCAGAGGTAACAACAGTATCGGCTACAGCGGCTACAGGCACGATTGCATACGATGTCACAACTCAAGCTGTTCTGTATTACACCTCTAACGCAAGTGCTAACTGGACTGTTAACTTCAGAGCGTCTAGCGGTACTTCACTAGATACTTTGATGAGTACAGGTCAATCAATGACTGTGGCTTTCTTGGTGACTCAGGGTGCTACTGCTTACTACAACAGTGCTGTGCAAGTTGATGGAACTGGTACAGGTGTGACTACAAGATGGTTTGGTGGTGCGCCTACAGCGGGTAATGCAAGTGGAATTGATAGTTACCGCTACCTCATAATTAAAACAGGCAGTGCAACATTTACTGTCTTGGCAAGCAACACACAATTTAAGGCTTAAACCATGCCATTACAAGCAACTTCTGGTGCGGCTTCTCAAGATGCCTTTGTTGGCAATGGTGTGGCTGTTGTGCCAGCGTATATTGAAGAGGTGTTTTCTTGCTTTTTGTACACGGGTACAGGCGTATCACAAACAATTACCAATAACGTTGATATATCTGGTAAGGGTGGTTTGGTTTGGATTAAAGGAAGAAACCAGCCAGAACCTTCTGTGTTAGTTGATACTGCAAGAGGCGCAGCTAACGCTTTAAGAACCAGTTCTACTGCCGCACAAATAAATGACGCTGGGCGAGTCAGTGCTTTTACTTCATCTGGTTTTACTGTTGGCACTGACGGAGAAACTAACGGCTCTGGTACGACATACGTCTCATGGACATTCCGCAAGCAGCCCAAGTTTTTTGATGTTGTGACGTATACGGGGAATTCAACCGCAGGGCGAGAGATACCACATAGCCTTGGTTCTGCACCGGGAATGATTATTGTAAAAAGCACCAGTGCCGCTGGTAGTTGGTGGGTGTTTCATAGAAGCCTTGGAGCAACACAACGCATAGCACTAGAAGATACAGCGGCTGCGGCTACAAACAGTAACCCGTGGTTTAACACAACTCCAACCTCAACAGTATTTACATTGTCCGCTGGTGGCGCAGGGAATGATAGTGGGACTACATATGTAGCCTACCTATTCGCCCACAACGCAGGGGGCTTTGGCCTGACGGGTACTGACAATGTGATTAGCTGTGGGACGTTTACTACCGATGGTGCTGGTGCAGCAACAGTTAACCTTGGGTATGAGCCACAGTGGGTAATGACCAAAAATTCAGGTGGCACTGGTGATTGGCGCATGGTTGATAATATGCGGCAATTTAATGTAAGTTCTAGCAGACGGCTTTATGCTAACACTTCTGACGCAGAGGGGTCGTATGTTGGATTGGCAGTGACCTCAACAGGTTTTGTTGCAGATTTTAGTGCCAATGAAACCAGCATCTACATAGCCATACGCCGTGGCCCGATGAAAGTGCCCACTACGGGTACGAGTGTGTTTGCTCCTTTTACTGGTGATGACACTAGTACATACACGACAAATTTTGTGTCGGATATGTTTTTTGATTTTCCAAAAGCTTCAAGTGTTTACAAAACTGCTGTTTTATCAAGACTAACGGATTATGTATCAGGTTTAATTACATCTTCTACTGGAGCATCGTCAACTACGATAGGTAGTGTAGCGGCTTGTTGGAATAGCAATACAACAATATCACCAAGTATTTTTGGCCCAAATACTGGAACACTTGCGTTCAGACGAGCCCCATCGTTTTTTGATGAGGTTTGCTATACAGGGACGGGTTCTGCCACGACATTTGCACATAACTTGGGTGTAGTGCCTGAGTTAATGATTGTGAAGTCTAGAAGTGCTGTCCAACAATGGTCGGTATACACATCGGGCGTAGGGCCTACAGGAAGAATGCCATTACAACTAGGAAATGCGGCAGATTACGCAACAGTTTATTGGAATGACACTGCGCCAACTTCATCTGTATTCACAGTCGGGTCAAATGCCACTGTAAATCAAAGTTCAGCAACCTACGTTGCCTATCTTTTTGCAACCTGTGCAGGTGTTTCCAAAGTAGGCTCATACACAGGCACAGGAACAACTCTGCAAATTAACTGTGGCTTCACAGCAGGGGCAAGGTTTGTACTCATAAAGCGCACTGACTCTACTGGCGATTGGTATGTGTGGGATACCGCTAGAGGAATTGTTGCTGGTAACGACCCCTATCTCTTGCTCAACAGCACTGCCGCTGAAGTTACATCAACCGACTACATCGACACCTACAGTGCAGGGTTTGAGATTAGCAGCACAGCGCCAGCAGACATCAATGCAAATGGTGGAACATATATCTTCTTGGCAATCGCATAAGGAATCAAAATGCAAATACGAACACAAGACGGGCAAGTAATGTACGAATCAGAATTTCGTGCATACACAAAAGCCAATGGTGGCCCTACATGGGAGACAACAACAACTGAGGTGCTAGAAGCCTTGGGTGCTGATATTATCTTTGAAGGCCCACAAGCTACTGGTGGCACTGTCTACCAATACTCACAAGCCGCTGGAGTAGAACAAGTAGATGGCAAGTGGTACACCAAGTACACCCTTGGCCCTGTCTTTACAGATGGTGAAACAACTGCTGTTGAGCAAGAGACTGCTTACAAAGCTGCCAAGGATGCAGAGCAAGCCAAGAGTGTTCGTGCTTCTAGGGATACTAAGTTATCAGAGACTGATTGGCGTTTTCGCAGTGATATGACACCCTCACAGGCGTGGAAGGACTATTGCCAAGCCCTGCGTGATGTGCCATTACAAGCTGGTTTTCCTTGGACTATTACTTGGCCTGACGCACCATGACCCCAGAACTTCAGAAATACTATGAAAGCCGCTTTGACATGATGTCAACAGAGGGTTGGAAGGATTTGTCCGTAGATATTGACATTATGAT